GAGTCAGAGTCAGAGTCAGAGTCGGTCTCTGACTCTGCGAGACCAGCTTCAACCAATGCATTTATCAATATATTTCTCTGTGTTTCTGTTAATTTTGAACAAGTTTTTCCTCCTAATAATTCTTTGAGCTTTTTTGCTCCAATAGACTTCTGTAAAGCCCCACAAGGACCATCTTTAACCCTTTTAAGAGCTGATAGTTTCATAGATCTTAACACAGAAGTTTTATAAGCTCTCCCGGGCTTATTAGGCTTAGGCTTAGGCCTAGGCTTAGGCTTAGGCTTAGGCTTAGGCTTATCATCAATATCTAAATTATCCATCTGATCTGCTAGATCATCATCATCAATATCTAAATTATCCATCTGATCTGCTAGATCATCTACATCAGGCTTGTCACGACAACCTTTTTTGACGACCCATTCACAATGAGATTGCTTTTCGCATTTGGGATCTTTTGTTTTCTTAAGACCCTTGCAAGGTATAACACCAAGGGCGGCTCCCGCCGCGTCCGCAATTAATTGCTCTCTGGGCTTCTTAGACTTTTTAGGCTTTTTAGGTTTCAATTTTTTCTGATATTTCAAAATTTTAACTATAAGTTCACCTTTGTTTCCTGATAAAGTCAAGCCAGAATCTTTATCTGCTTTTTTGTAGTCTTTGATTATTTGTTTTAATTCTGCGACTCTCAATTTTTCCAATTGCTTTTTTGTATGCGACATTGTTTATTTGTACTCACACTTTTTATTTTTAGAATAAAAAGTGTCAAAATTTTAGACGATTATCACAAAATCTTTACGATAACCGTTCGCAGCGTCTTTTTCTTTACCCATTTGGTTAGTAAAAAATTTGCAACTGTCGTTTTGAGGATCGCTGTTATTATGTGTGTGCCCGTATATCCAAGAATTTACATGTTGAAAAATATTTGGGTCTAAGTTATTTTCATAAAGTTGTTTAATTTTTGACCGACGATTGTGAGGAGCTACAATTGGCGGATAATGAGTCACAACAATTGTTTTTTTACCTTCTGAATGTGCTTTTTCTATTTCAGTGGTTAAAAACGTCAAATCATTTCGATGCATGGAATTATATAACTCTTTTGAAATTCCTTTAATTCTAACAACATATGGATGGGTATTAGTGATTGACCATAAAGTGGTGCCTATTATTCTAATATTGTTACCTAAATCGAAAACCCCTTGATCTAAAAGTACTAAATTTTCAAATTCATTTGCTAATGCATATAAATCTGTTTTTAATTCATACATATTCTTTGCAGGTTTTACCCCTCTTAATTGATAATATTCATAATTTCCCGGAACATAAACAACGTATTTAAATTTTTTACATACGCAACTCAAAAAGTTTTTTAATTGTTCCAAGCGATACAAAGATCCGACATCTCCTGCCAATATTAATATCTTTCCACATGGACTGATCATATTAGATATATCAATATCGGAATACTTTTGTTCGATATGCAAGTCTGACGCTACTTGTAAAAGTGTACTCATCTTCTATTTTCTACAGAAAACAGAACAAAATCATTTTACCCAAACTCGGGGATTTCATCTAAATTAATGGATGGACCCTTCATTTTTCTTTTTGGCGGGGGAGGCCCGGATGAAGTTGAGGCGCTATTCATGGAATTTACCATATTCATTAAATTACTTCCAGTCTTTGCTAAAATTAGTTTTGACACAATGAAAAAGGCTGCGTTAACAACAATCAAAAATAACAACCGCAACTCGACCGGCCAATTACTACCTTCTGGTACATAAGATTTTTCTCCCAGTTCAATCAACAACTTTTCATAAGACGACATGCTAAGGATTTGTTGTTGTGTAAATCCTTGCATGTCGAAATTAAAAACGTTTCCAAATAAGAACTCAACTGCCATAAAACCACCTATCAAATAGGTTTTATAAGATTCGACAGAGCTATCTACCGATAATCTTTTTACAGAAGCTTCGTAACTTCTTTCCATGGTTTTATAGTCAGTATGTATATTGTATTCTGGAATTGAAGCCCCCTTATATGATTTTTTGAGCATGTCAAATTTAAAAAGTATTTCTCTCTTTTTATCCTCTTCCTCCTCTTCTGTCATTGTATTATGTCTAACGTTATTCATGGGAGATCCGGATTTATACACACCAGTTTCTCTTAGTTGGTGTAGCGTAGGAGGCGTACGTCTTTTACTTCTAATAGATCTTCTGACACTTGCGCTTCCCACGCTTGAAACATCGCTTTCAGTGCTTGCATCATCTCCTAAAATATTTTTTAATTTCTTAGTGAGAATACCTTCATCGTCTTCTTGATAATCCTCTTCATCACCGTTAATACTGGAAGTATCCGATCTTTCGCTATCACTATCACTTTCTAAACTACCTCTAGATTCGTTGCTACTTTCACTACTCACAGATGAATTATCATTGAAAACAGGTCTGGGACTTTCTGATGGTGAATATTTGGAATGAGAATCATATTTTGGATGGAACTCTTTACCCAAAAAAGAAGGCTTGATTCTTTGTGTGTTTTCCATTAATTCAAGATACATTCTGGGTAATCTGGGGAACTTTTTTCTGTAATCAGTTCTCACAGTTTCATCCAAAAATTCTCGAATTACTCTTACTTGCGCGGCTTTCGATTTTTTTGGCATTTTAAGATAGGTGTCTAACTTTAAACGGCTTTTTTGTTATTGTTAAATAACAAAAAATTTTATGGGATGAGTGGATGATAAAATTATTCTTTGGTTTCATTTGCCGCGCCAATGCTTGCTTGGATTGCACTGCCTTGAGCTTCGATCTCTATATTTTCACCGTGAGCTTTTCGTTCCTGTTGCATATGCTGTCTTATCATTTTATTAAGATCAGTCGCGCGTTGTTCGTTTAAAACTTGCTGTACTTTCCTTACGCTAATTCTATTCTTTTCGCGATCTGCCTTATGCCATTTATGACAAGCATCCATGACTGCGTATGGTTCTTTGTCAAGAGTTACATACTGTTTTTTGATGTATCTGTTGACATAAGCAGAGTGAATGTTCTTTGCAATCAAATACAAAATATTTTCATAATTTTCGAATTCTTGGTGATGACCTGGGTACAACAAATAAAGATCGTCGACTTTCTTTGGATTCATCCGCAACTGCAAGTATCTAAATTTAATACTTGGTTCATTGCCTCGAATTTGAAACAAATAAGAATATCTCGAACCAAGAATCTTGATGTGTCTAGCATCAGGGGCAACTGCGATGATTCCCTGTAGCTCATCATGATTTGTGCTTTTCACATAGTCGTAAACTTGCGACCATGATTCGAAATTGTGCTTTTTCGGAGAAGGAATATCTATATCCAAAGACAAAGAAAACTCGTTAGTGCATTTCTTGAAACTACCTACATGATATACTATAGCTTCAGGATTACCTTTTTCATCTACAGGTGCTTGACATACAATACGATTGTCTCTTGTGTTTCTCACCAAAAAACAATAACACCAATTTTTATCCAAGGTGTCTAGGTATTGCCTTACATGAACATCTATTTCGTTGTTCTCAGGACTCTCTTTCGAAAAATAAATTTTCGATTCCGGTTCTTTGGCAGGATCACCACATCTTTCACGGAATTTAGCATTTCTCTGGTACTCAGCAGAAAGAGCAGCCGTCAACTGTTCGCCAAAACTTTGACGGCTAGCCCATTTACTTCTGTTTGCGTCAAACTTACGGTGCGTCGCAAAGAACCACGTACCTTCGTGATGAAACACTCTTAGCAATGCCCCCTCATGAGCATCATATACTTGGCATGTACTAACATCACCAAATTTTTCAATCAACTCACTATCTTCTGTGGTATATTCCGGTGTAAACGGAAAGGATTGAATAATATTCGTATTTGTGTTATCGAAAATAGTTCCACGGCTGCCTTGAACAACTTTGTTATCTTCAGCGGTACACTTTGTATAACAAAATAAGTGTAAAGATGAGGAAGCGTTATCCGGTTGCTGTGGCCAAGTATCGACTTCGCGTATCTTGTTTCCTTGCTGATCGATATCAGCTTTGGATATAGAATTACCACCATTGGTGGTTTTGCATTTTTCTGTTTCAGAAGACATATTTAATTCTCAACTACTAATCCTTAAATAAATCATTTTTACTTTTCGAGTATCTTGTCTCGGCGTCTCATTCTTCTCATCCTAGACAAATGCAACTTATGTTCTTTTTCGATGTCTCTTGGATCTTCAGCTTCGGGGAAATCACTGTCACTTGAAGATTCATCTTCTGTGTTTGACGATTCACTGGCGAGTAATATGTCTTTGGACACAAAAATTTTCTCTTTTCTTAGTCTTCTTCTGGATCTTTTACTTGGCGTTTTACTATTGGATTTTCCTTCCAAAGTTTTACTTTTTTCTATTTCGACATTTTTCAGAGATCTTTTAGTATTTCTAACTATTCTTTTTCTGGGAGAAGGTTGTCTTGGCAAAGTTATTGACTCTTCTTCTTCGCTAGATGAAGAATATTCATCGTCGCTTTTTTCTCGATGATATTTTCTTTGGTCACGACGACTTTTAAATTTTGTTGACATATTTTTTAGTTTTTCATCATTTGTCAAAGACAGCAACAAGGATTTAACTCGATGTTCGTTGTTTTTTGGGATCAAAAAAGCATTAATTTTTGCTCTCCATTTTCCACCAAGAGTTTTGACTATTGATTCAAAATACTGTTTATCTCCATACAAAATTAGAAATTTTTCGTTATAAGGTTCATAACTATAATTTGATGCTTGCATTTTGTTTATTCGTTGTCAAAAAACTTTAAATCATAAATCACTATTACAAAAGCTGCTTATAATTGCTTTTTGAGTAAAATAAATAAATTTTAGCATAGAGAAATGAGTGATTTCCATAATAGATTGAGATCTGAAAGACCATACGCAACTGACGAAGAAGAAATTTCGGAAAGTGTTTCGGAAACTCAAGAAAATTTGCTTACCGAAGCTCCAAATGTAAATATGATGGACAGAAGTTTGGAAAATACTATTTCCGAAGAACCTCGACAAAATACACCGCATATACCTGTATCCAGACCTCGAGAACCTATAAGACCACCACCAGGTATGTCGGTAATCACCAGAAGTCTATCAAGTAGTTTAAACAGCGTAATGGGTACAGGAGTACCAAGCCCTATAAGCACAAGAAGCCCAAGATTTTCTAGTCCTCTTCCCACGAGACGAAGCCCGGTTCAACGAACACCCCCTGGTTTCTCGAGGAGACAATGCCATACTTGTCATAACACTAGTGATTTATTAAGTACTAAACATCATATTTGTTATGATTGTTTGATTCATAGTTTAGTCCAAGCAAAATTGTTTTACCAAGGTTTTGATATCAGCAGAAAAACGGAAGAAAAGATGTGTATAGTTTGTTTAGAGCATAGTAAACACATTGGCGATCGATATAGAATATGCATGGATTGTTTAATTAACAGACTGGGAGATCTAGGTATTCTTAATTTTGATGAAACCGTTACATTAGATCCCTTGTATGTAGCTTTAAACACTGAAAGTAACAGAGATTTTGAATGTATAGACTGGCAGCGTAAAAAATACTATAATTGTGATATCTGCGAGAGAAGTGAAATAGAGGGTCATCGTAAAGAACGGGTTTGCATTGATTGTTTGGTAGATTTGTTAATTGATACGAATCATTTTGTCAAAAAAACAAAGAGAACTTATAGACGTTTTTAACAAGAGAAAATTTGCTCTTATAATAAATGATAAGTAATATAATTTCGACCCTTACTCTTTTAATCTTGGATGGTATTTGGGTAGGTACTTACATGAGTTCTCAATATGCTAAACAAGTTATGACTATACAAAAATCTCCGTTGAAGGCTAATATGGCATATGCTGTTTTGTCTTACATGTTGATGGTGGTTGGTTTAAACTTATTTGTTTTACCAAGGATACGCAAATCACACGCATTTACCGATAGTTTATTTTACGGAGGTGTTTTTGGTCTTGTATTATACGGCGTTTACGATTTAACGGCCGCTGCTGTTCTTAAAGACTGGGATATTAAATTAGCACTGATAGACATGGCTTGGGGATCATTCGTATTCTTTATTTCCGCGTATATTGGTTCCTTTTTTATGTAATTCACATACAAAGGTTGAATATAATTTACAAATGACTAACGAGAAAGATCACGAAGAAATAATTATTGCAGTGGAATCTAAAGAAAATTTCGATAAGCAAGCGGAGATTGCCTTCGCGAATAGAGATGATTATATAGAATGTATCGATTGTATACAAAAAAAGATGATTTGCTTTATGAGTGTTTTGATCATTGCAACTATACTTTTAGTGTTTGCGCATATTTTGGCTAATTAAACATAGTATCTATCTCCATTGGAGATAGATAAATATGCCAGCAGAGGGATTCGAACCCCCGCGTAACTAAACAGTCGATCTTAAGTCGACCCCCTTAACCACTCGGGCATGCTGGCTATCAATTATAGATTCTGAAGTTTTAAATCGTTATTTTAAAGTATTCGGTAAATCATATTTCATATGTGAAATATGATATGACAAATAACAACCTGAAAACAGGGGGAAATTTAGAGGACAGGGAACCCAAGCGCACCTCCGCTAATGCGCACGATGTTGTTGTTCACCGCAGTCACAACAAACTCGAAGGACTGCTGAGCGCAGTAGATCGCGTAGTTGTTGACAGTCGCTGCCGCACCACCCACGTTGGTAGCCGCGAACGACGAGTTACATGCCGAGCGGTATGCGAAACCGTTGACGCAGTAAACCGTTGGGTCGAATGCAGCCGCGTTAGCAAAAGCAGGGGCGAACTGAGCTGCCTGCGGAACAAGCAACGTAGCAGCAGAGGCTGCGTCCACAGCCGCCTGCGACGGGTTGATATACAGAGACACGTTGGTCAGCTTACCGTAGTTGGTGGATCCCATCGGGTCAAGGTTGAAGAAGTCCAGAGAGTAGGAGTACATGTGGTAACCCGTGCGCTCAGGGATGGTAGGGGCCTTGTAGTAAGGCTCAACCAGCGAGTAGTAATCCGAACCCATGTTAGCAAGACGGTAAGTGTTCTCGTAAAGAAGAGAAGCAGCCGCAACCGGATCGAAAGAACTAGCAGTGTTAAGGATCGTACCACCAGCACCGTTAAGGTTACCCTGTGCAACGCAACCAAGGACTGCCTGGGCAGGCGAGGTCGTGTAGTTAGAGTGCTCGCAAGGAAGCGTCTTGTTGCGCACCGCGAAGAACAGGCACTTGATCGCATGCGAAAAGCGAACATCGTACTGCTCTGGGGTGTTGACGTTGCGCGGGTTGAAACCGCAAGGAGGAGCGGTCTGCACCTGCTCGATGAGGATATCACGAGGGGCGCATGCCATGCGCTTACGCTCATCGTTGGACACAATGGCGTAGTTAGCCCACACATTGACAGCACCAAGCTTAGGCTCTCCGTTGCAGAAGGCCCAGGCACCAGTGGCGACGGCAGGGGTGATAACACCAGTAGCGGCATCCTGGGTTCCGCCAACAGCTGGAAGCTGGTTGATCGTGGACTGATCAAGGCAGATGGAGCTCTGCTGACCAAGGGTGACCCAGAACGTACCCGCGGTGGCCACATTGACAGGAGTGGCGGCGACCGAACCCTGCTGGCACCAATCGGCGATAAGCAACTCACCAAGATTGCGGAACTGGAACTGAATGCGCATGTCGTTGTACGGAAGCGCTGCAGTTGGTAGAGCCACACCACTGTCGCGAGTGTAGAAGAACGGAAGAGGCACGTTAAGCACAGCTGCCGGGAGCGAGTGGACGTTACCCATACCGATCAACTGACCGACGTTACCGATCATGTTATTGTAACCGGTCTGCTTGGAATCCGGGGTGGTAAAGGCCGCCCAGAAGTCCAAGTGGTAGTTGTCGAAGCGAGCAGCGACAAGATCATTAAATGTAAGGCAAGCCTCGCGGATAAGAGCGTGACCGATGTTGCGAGTCCAGCGAACTGCAACACATCCAATGAACTGACCTGCGGCACCAAGACCACCGTTGGCCTGGTTGTTGGTGATGCACACTTCAGGGAGTTCCACACGAAGCCAGGTCTGTAGTAGGTAATCACCGGCGCGGGAAATTTGCACGGACCACTCACTGCCGAAAGCAGGAGCACCACTGCACTTACTTAGGACAACAGGGACCTGAGTAAACCACGTAGACTTGCGGGTCTCACGCACAAAGTAGGCGGTCGCGAAACGACCACCATACATATATTTCTCTTGTTCATCGTAAGTAGCAAGGTCGATGAAACCGGATGTAAGATTTGACGTACAGATGTTAGTAGACATTTTATGTATAGCTAGAAAATATTTTTAAATTTTATTGCAATAACATATCTATAGAAGCCACACGACTTAAACACACATTTGTAATTGAAAATGGCTAATACAGAGATAGACATATTGTCAATTCATGAAAATGTCATGAAAAATTTTGAAGAAGAGCGGGCAAAATTAGAAATTTACGAAGAACGATATACAGCCATAGAAAAAGCCATACCCCTGAATCTTCAAAATAGCACACGCAAAAATTTGAAAAACGAAAAAGAATTTTTACGCAAAAAAATTGAAGAAATTATTTCTCGAAAATCTGAAGATTTTTACATCATGGAAACAGCGGAAATTTTACAAGAATACACAAAAATATTACGCAAGCCAAAAAAAGTATCATTCATGGGTGTAGAAGAAATACAAGAAGACGAGAAAACTCCGTTAATTTCTAAATACCTAAAAATAGCTCAAAAATTTATTCCAAATATAGGAATAATGAATGAAAAAGCTGTTGAAACAAAAATTTGCGAAAAATGCGGTAGTGATTTGCTATTAGAAAGCGAAGGTTTTATCATTTGTGTTAACTGCGGTGATGAAACCGTCATGAAAGCTAGTTCTAGTAGTTACAAAGACGCCGAAAGGGTAAATGTTGGCAGCAAATATACTTACGATAAGCGTATACATTTCAGAGATTGTATGAATCAGTATCAAGGCAAGCAAAATAGTACTATACCGCAAAAAGTATACGATGAATTAATCCACGAATTTAGTCAACATGGTTTGTTGCTAACAAGCATCGACCCAAAAACCCAATTTTCCAAAATCACAAAAGAACATATACTGCTGTTTTTAAAAGAAACAAAAAACTCAAAACATTATGAAGATGCTGTGCTAATTCATCACAACTTAACGGGGGTTAAACCCCCTGATATTTCACATTTAGAACAAGATATATTAAATGATTTTGATCAATTAGTGGAAACTTACGAAAAATTATACAAAAATAACAACACTAAAATGTTAATTGGTGCTGGTCGTAAAAATTTCATCAACAATCAATACGTTTTGTATCAATTACTCAAAAAACACGGCCACCCGTGTGATATTTCAGAGTTTAATATTCTAAAAACCGTTGAAAGAAAAACTTATCACGATGAAATTTGTCGGCATTTGTTTTCTGATTTAGGTTGGAATTTTGTCTCAGTTTTTTAATATAGTCGTTTAAACAATCAAGGCCACTACTAAAATGCCTCTCGAAAAAGCACAAATTTTCCACATAGTCGGAGAGATAGTAGTTTTGGTAGGAATGTTTGTTTACTTCCAAATGAAAACTTCTTCGACTTCGAGTAAAGTACAAGAGCTTGAAAAAATAATTCAAGAGCAAAATCAAAAAATTAAGATTTTAGATGCCGTTTTACAAGAGATAGTTAAAATTATGCCACCTCAGGTTAGAAATAACATTAGTCACAAAGTTCAAATGGTGCAAGAAGTCCCGCAAACCCCGCGGGTACGACAAGCTGTCAATGAACCCAATACTTCTAAGCCTAAATCTGAAAATCCTTTAGCTAGCGTTATGAATATGATTGCCCCGATGATGAGCAGTATGATGGTAGCTGGCATGGGTGGTGATGATCCAATGGAATCTGTTAATGTAGTAGAATCATCGGAAAACAATAGCGAAATAAGCGATGCTGATATCGCAGATGAGTTACAAGAGCTGGAGGAATCTCCGGAAAACTTAGATGGTGAGGAAATAGAAGAAGTTGTTGAAGATGCGCAATCCTCTGATGAAATATCTCCTGTCGATGAAAATAACGAAGATGAAGGTAATGGAGACAAAAATGTCGAGGATAAGTAATTTCTTAATATGATTAAACATATTAAGAAGGTTTCATAAACAAAAACTTCATAAAATTAATTGCGTCATTGAACATCATTTTTTCACCAATTAGCAAACATTTATCATGACAATAATTATCAAATTCCATAGCCCATTCTACCCCGGTTTCAATCACCATTTGTTCGTAATTAATCTCAGGTTCAGTAAATATTCCTTCAGAGTCAGAAGGTTCGTTATCGCTCATTTCTTGAAACCGTTACATATTTAGATGACTTCGTGTATATAAAATGTCTAAATTCTTGGAACATATCATCGTCTGATGTTTCTAAAATTAAATGATGATCTTTGGCAATAAATTTTAGCATCTCCCATAAATCACATAAATGGTGGAAATATTGTTCATCCCATGTATCGAAATCGGTAAAACTATCAATACAAATTAAATTTGTTCTCACTCGGGTATCCGGGATTCTCCTTTTTCGAGGAACAATTTTAAGAGTTTCTGCATCTTTTTCTGGCTGTTTCTCCGTTTCCGAAGTGTTGTTAGTCTTTGCTTTATCTGCCCAGCTCATTTTTTAAAAGTTTTAATTCTTTAGACAAACGGTTTTAATTGCAATGACAATTAAAAACCTAAAAATTCGAAAACCCAATCCACCCATCCTTGATGTCCCACCTCTTTCGCTATTTTTCTTTCTCTTAACCTGGCTTCTAACAACAATCTTTCCAACTCCCTTATTTCAAATTGAGCATCTAACAATCTATTCCGACGTATCATTGTTTATCTAAAGTTACCATTAATTTCTCTGTTTCTTATCTTTCTTAATATGTTTGGATACACAATCAAAAAACTGTTTAAACAACGACTACAAACTGGATACAAAAGCATGCAATCTATACTTCTATCTGGAAAAAGTAAAACGCTGTCTTCTTTGCACACAAAACATTCCCGAATAGTTTTCTTTACTGGAGATGTATAACTTTTATTATTTTCTTTTACTTGTATTTCCATTTATTGTAAATTGAAAATTTTAATAACTATTTTTAAAGTCAAACATGGGTATAAAAAGTTTGCATAAATTGCTTAAAAAACAAGCAGCAGAAGCATATAGAGAAATTTCCCTCTCTGAATATAGTTTTCGTAAAGTTGCTGTTGACGCTAGTCTATTTTTGTATAAATACAAAGCAGCTGCTGGTGATCGATGGTTGAGCGCATTGTTAAATTTGATTATGTGTCTTCGTAGAAATGAAGTTCATTGTTTTTTTGTTTACGACGGGAAGCCTCCTGATGAGAAAATAGCAGAGAAAGAAAGAAGAGCTGGTGAAAAAGAGAAATTACGTGAAAAAGTAGCAGCGGTAGAATACGCGTTAAATTTGTATACAAGAACAGGTGAAATTGAACAAATTTTGTTAGATATAACTGCTAGGAGAAAGAAAAGTCCCACTAAAGTAAAGAGACTAATGGGAAAAGAAAAAGCTATCGATAAATTTTATCTAGAAAGATATCTGGAGCGTCTGAAAAATCAAGTGGTCTCTTTATCAGCAGAAGACATAGTAAACAGTCAAACATTACTGACCTTACTTGGTGTTCCCTTTTGTACTTCTGAGACAGAAGCAGAAACCCTGTGTGCTTTCATGTCACTTACAGGAAAAGTGTCCGCTGTAATGTCCGACGATACAGATGTAATTGCTTACGGATCACCGTTTTTACTTCATAAAATTGACACAGCCGATAGTAAATGCACTTCGTTATCTTTAGAAGGTATTTTGGAAAGCACTGGATTTTCTCTGGAAACTTTTAGAGATTTATGTATTATGTGCGGTACAGATTATAACACCAATATTCGTAAAGTAGGTCCTGTCAATTCATTTAAACTTTTGAAAGAGTACGAAAGTATCGATAACTTACCTGAGAAATATGATAAAACCTGTTTGAATCATATGCGTGTTCGAGAGCTATTTACGACATTTGATCATGAAATACCAGAACCTCCTTTTTGTTCAGAGCCAGTATGGGAGGAACTAGGAAAATTTTTGTTTACACACCGATGCCAGTATTCATTAGACAGAATTAAAAAGGATTTAGGAAGTCGAGAAGTAAGCTTCGAATAAATTTTTATAACCTATAAAGGTTATAAAAAACAACTAATAATTGTAAAGTTTAATTTACAAAAAACGATACACATTTTACTACTCTGTCTGTTACAGACGAAACGATCTAAAAACCAAAGCTTTTATACATTATCTAAATGTCATGAGAATTCATTTCGCGGGGACCAACTTTTTTGTGATGATTTTTTCTAAATCAAATGTTTTAAATGTTTTATTCACTCATAACGTATCTAGAGATATTTTACTGATCTGTCTGTTACAGACGAGAAAATTTTAACTTGGGGTCAGTATTTGCATTTTGTCTACAGATTGTATGTAAGTGTACCGAAAACTAAAAAAGTCGTGATAATAGTTATTAAAAAACAAATAAAGCTTTGTCTGTTACAGACGAAACGATCTTTTTTCTGAGACGATTAAACTATTTGTGAATATCTTTAAAACCTAGAAATCGCGGACCAACTTTTTTTTGAAGAATTTTTTTAATTCAAATGTTTTTGTTAGTTAGTATTTTTTAAAGATACTTAGAAGCATTTTAGAGCTTTGTCTGTTACAGACGAGAAAATTTAATACGTTTTTGAATATTAAATTTATACTAGTTTGACCTTGAATTTGTTGAATTTAAACACATTATAAAGATACAAATAAAAACCAAAAAAAGCCATATTATGACGAAAATTTCTTCTGGCTTCATTTTCTCAAATCCTATCGCAAAATTTTCTATTGTAGAAGAACGATTTTGATAAGCATATCTAGGATTTGTAAGCATTTTCATCACGTCGTTCATAGTATTTAAATGCTTCCAGGGGTATCCAGTGTACGCATAAAGAGCTCTGCGATAATATCCAATCCTTGGGTCGATTCCACCTGCCACAAAAGACTCTATTGCACCATAATCTATTTTTAATCTTACCGTAGCATCTTCTTCGGGAATAACCGAAATGTATCTATATATCTGCGATGGAAATATAGCTCCTGATGGATAAAACATGTCAGGAATACCACAAGACACATTAGACTCGATGCCACACATGTCAACACCTCGTTTCATATAAAAATACCCATCTCTACCCCAATTTGTGCCCCAGGAATTGGCTATTATCCAATATTTTTCTTTTTCCGTTGTTTCACCCCACCCAACTATTTTGATGGCGTGACCTCCTACACGTTGTTGTCCTTCTTGTGCGCTATAAACATCGTTTTTTGCGTCAAAATCATAAAAATCAGGGTAAACCCTCATACCAGTTGTTACAGGGCCATTGCATAATATTTCTGACATTATATTTAGCTGAGAACCCATTTGATCAACTGTTCCTGGTATTGTGTAATAACATATTGCTCTAAAAAACCTTGCTGGATTGCCAAGCTGCAAACCTGTATCTTGTTCTATGTAAAAATCACCGCACATATCAGCTGACGGACCAGAAACTTGCGTACACAAAGGTAATTGATTATCTTCTTGATAATTTGTAATACTTATAAACTCATCTCCTTTTTTACTTATATAAGATAAACATTCATCTGTAGACGTTCCACGTAGATACAACCATTTCCAAACATCTAATAATGTGTTTCCATGACATCCAACCTTTCCGATTCCTTTCGATAGTAATAGTGTTAATTGATTTTCATTTGAATTTCCCGGAATACTACTTATATCAAAAATAGTTGCATCACTTGGTGAATTTAAAATGCTTTGTATATCGCAAACAAGTAAATATAAAGGTGACAGTGAAATTTTAATTTTACCTTGTGACATAATTGCAAATCTGTCAGCTAACGCAGAAGACGATGCCCACGCCCAACAACTTCCGCATTTACCTTGATTTCCGATTTTGGACAAATAATTTTTCCAAACTATTCTACCATCAAAAACTCTTGGTATATCATTTGACACATAATGTACAAAAATGCTATCTCTCCATCCCGTGTTTGATTTTGTGTCTTCGGTATCTACTAGAGTTTTCAAAGGTCGACTTTCTATAATTTCTTGTAATTTGGCGGAAAGACCTTCCATTTATACAAAGTGATTTAATATTTTAACACACTTATAATAAGAAATGGATAAACGTACAAGAATCGTTATTCAAAACAGAATATGCGAAAAAATTTCGCTATTAGAATCTCAAAAGAAAAGACAAGAAAAAATTCTTAGATCCTTGTCAACAGCGCCTAATGCAGATTTCATGGTTGATAAAGCGAAAAACAAATTGGAAGAGGTAAATGAAAATCTCAAAACTTCAAGAGAAGAACTTATTCGATTCAAAAACGATCCTATACCGTTTATCGATAAATTCAATGAAGAAATGAGAGAAAATTCTCGTATACACTATGAACAGGAAAAACTCAAAAACAGCGCCAAGGCAAAAAGATGCATCACAGATCAAAAAAAGAAGGATCAAACTTACAAAAAACAACGTCAAGAAAGACGTTCTGTTAACTGGCTGAAAAAAGAGCCACGGATTTACACTGGTAAATTTTTTAGAGCAGTCGATACTCTACCTGACTACATGAAGAAAAATTTATCGAACATGAGTAATAATAAATGTTACAAATGGAGGGGTGTATGCTTTTATGGAGGAAAATTACCCGTAAAAGAAGAAGAAATTGTATGTTTTGACCGTTCAAGGCAAGGTAATATGTTAATACACACCTACAAAGACAATAAAACTCATTGGAAATACACTAAAAAAGAAAAAATGGGTAAAAAAGGAAAAACAGAAATTTTAGAAACTAAATCGCTGCCCAAAACCTTTGGCGACTTATCTGAAAACCCACCGGCTGGAGCAATTGAAATTAAATACGCTCCACCCGGCCAGAGGTATAATCATCATAATCATCATAATCATCGTAATCATCATAAAAATAATAAAAAGGGCAGAAAAGTTAGTGGTTGGACAGACTCAAGGTCAAATTCCGAAGGTGAAATCAAAACTCAAAAAACTACTCAACCCAAAGATAACAAACACAGGTCCAATAGGCCTAACAGTGCCAAGCCAAAGAAAAAATACAACAAAAGAAATGACAAGGGCAAAAATAATAGAAAAAAGAGAAAATAGTTTTAAATTCATTGAATTTAAAATTAACTTTCATCGAACGCCTCGATAACTCTACCCGAAGGATCATCGGTATTTGTCCATTTTGGCATCCAATTTTTGGGAACAGGATTTCTGATATCTTTAAAATTTTCATCAAATATTTGTCTGTAAAATTTTTCTTCTTTCTTAACATCTGAAACCCCTTTTTCTTCTGGCAAACTTTCTTGAATATGCTTATACCATGGCTTTTCTAGATTACTAACGCCGTCGCTAAACCCTTCTTTGCGTCTCCAAGCAACTTTTTCAGGTAACATATCCGAAAATGCTTGTCTTAGAAAAATTTTTTCCATATTTTTGACGTTTTTAGGGGTTCTGACTTCTCCTAGAAGTGACATTGCGAATTGCACAATCTTTTTATCCAAGAAAGGTACCCTCAGCTCTAAACCATGTACAGCTGTGGTTCTGTCAGCTCTCAAAACATCGTAAAGATGAAGTTCATCAACTAAGCGTTTTGATTCCTGTTCTAAAGTTTTGTTATCAGGAGCGTTGTGGAAATACAAATATCCACAAAATAACTCGTCTGAACCTTCCCCAGAGTAAAGAACTGTTATGTCTGTATTTTGCGTGATCCATTCGCTGAGTAAATACATACCAACACTTGCTCTTATTGTTGTAATATCGGTTGTTTCAGTTGCCTTAATTACTTCTGGAATAGCTAACAATGCTTTTTCGTAAGGAATAATTATTTCTGTGTGATTAGTATTTAAATGTTTAGCTACTAACCTTGCATATTTAAGATCTGTAGAATCAGATGAAAATCCTATAGAAAAGGTTTGTAAGTTTTCTACACGTTTGGCTAGTATAGCAGCAATAATACTGCTATCTAATCCACCAGAGAGCAAACATCCTACCGGTCTTTCGCTCATTAACCGTTTTTCCGTAGCCTCGATCAGTAATTTTTTAACTTCGGAGACAGGATTTATTTGCATAGAATTTAAATGTGGATTTGACAATTCCCACCATTTTATCTGAGAAAAGTTTTGTCCGAGTGTGTTTGATTCGTTAAAAACAGTTAGAGTTCCAGGTGGGACTTGTTGCGTTTCTCCCTCGATTTTAAAACCTTCGCACCCCTTGGCTATTGAACTAACCACTAAACTCAAAGAATCTTTTCTTACAAACAAGGGTCGAACTCCAATAGCATCTCGGCCGATATAAATTTTGTCTTTATGAGTTAAAACAAAGGCAAATACCCCGTCTAATTTAGAAATCGTTTCTACTATGCCTATCTTTAAAAATAAACTTGGAATAATTGCACAGTCACTACATCCTTCTGTCAAAGAAATGTCATATTCTTCAGCTAATTGCGTGTAGTTATAAATTTCGCCATTACAAATCATGTTTAATTCGTTTTCCGCGTCCTGTAAGGTAATTGGCTGATCCCCTTCCTCTGAAATTCCATTAATAGCAAGCCTGTGAAACCCTATAAATCTTTCAGTAGATTTTTCCTCATTTAAAAGTTGTCTTTTATGCTTACTTCTATCAGGACCTCGCGATTGAAAACTATAAAAATTATCCAAAACACCTTTCATCCCGTCCTCGTGTACATTTTCTAAGCCGTTTTTTGATTGAACAAAGAATATTCCGCACATTTTTAACAAAAGGAAATTCTTCTATAACTTATTTTGTATAGAATAGTATACAAAATCTTTTATTCTAATCTGGCAATACATGAAAAGGCTTTTTTATCATATCTCACTACGGAAATAATAATTTTTATGGTATCAGAAACTTTGATCACATCATCATCTTTTCTAAAAACATTACTACCAAACTTATATCCATTTGTCAAATGACTTGGCACCCAAATTTTAATGCCATAAAAATTACACAGTATTCCAGAAGCCAAGACCATCGTCACCTTGACTTCTAATTTTTGATCTTTCCTTGGTCTAAAAACCAGCGCCTTGTAGACAACCGCCCAAATAATGTCTTCCGTTACATCAGAAATTTTATTGGAATAAGAAATTATGTCTAAGATATCTATCACATGTCCTGCTAAATTAGAAGTCAG